AAATGGTATAATGTAATTATGAATAATGCAGATAACGTTGTTTTCAGAAAACCGTCAATGACCCCATCTGGGTGGTTTGGCAATAGCAAAGATATGATTGTTGAGTTAGAGAACTTTATGACTCAAGAAGAAATAGAGTTTTTAGAGAAGGCTGCAAAGTCATTGACGATCTGGGATGTAACTCAGAGCCATGTTAATGAAAACGGAACAGTCGTATATGATTCTGAATACTGGAAAGATAGAGTGGCAACTAGTCCAACTTTAGATAAAAATGATCCAACAATTGCACCAGTAATTGCAGGCCTGTTTCAAAGGCTTAAGCCAATCGTTGAAGAGTTTTATAAGGTAAAGGTTACCCCTACTGGTACAACTATCGTTAGATGGCTCCCAGGGCAGTTTCAGAACCCTCATGCAGACAAGGAACTACACGAAGGCCCAGATGCTGGACTTCCAAATGATTTTCCAAATTACGATCTTTCAAGTCTGTTCTATTTAAACGAAGACTATGAAGGTGGAGAGTTATACTTCCCATTGCAAGGTGTTCAGTTTAAGCCAAAGAAAGGCGCTGCTTATTTTTTCCCAGGGGATATGAATTATGTCCACGGAGTAACAGAAATTAAGAGTGGTATTAGATATACCTGCCCATTCTTTTGGGAAATTACAGAGCATACAGGAGATAGAAAGCCATGACAGATCCTGTTGATGTAATTGAGATATATCCAAAGATTTTTGTGTACAAGGGCCTTTTTAAAGACATCGATAAGACGTACAGCCTTTTAAAAGAATCTGAAGGTGAAGAGGATGGTTTATTTAGCCCATGGTCACCATGGTCTAGGTTTGGTGAATATATTAATCCAATATTTAAAAACCACAGCGATAATTTAAAAATAGATCATGTTGAAAAAGTAAAAACTTCAACAGAAAAACAAGAAGAGCACAAGCAGGTTCTTTTAGAAATTCTTAATAATTTTATGATAGCAACAAAAGACTACATTACAAAAAACAATGTTGATTTTGATGAAAACAGACTTATTCCAGACATCAAAGATGAAAGAGGAAACGATGTTAAGGAATGGGAATACACTGGGCCATCTATAGCAAGATACAAGATAGACATTGAAGACCCACTAGCAATGACATATCACACAGATTATATAAGAGAGCCAATAGTAAGTCCAGGACACAAGTTTGCAATTACTGCTTTAACTTACTTTAATGATGACTATGAGGGTGGAGAAATTGACTTTATAGCAAATGGAGAAGCATACAAGTACAAGCCAGAGGCTGGAGATCTTCTTGTTTTCCCATCAGGACATCCAGAATTCCTGATGTCTGAAGAGTCTATCTATCTTCATGGAGTTATGCCTGTAAATCACAACTCAAAGTATCTTTCAAGAATGTACTGGACAAAGTATTCTTTAGGTGCTCCCGAGTGGTTTGAAAATGAAGAAAAGTTTGGCAAAGAAAAATGGCAGGAAATGCAAAAAGAGATTATAGAAAAGTTTAGAAGTGACAACCCAAATAAATTTAGTGCTGACAAAGAAAGAAGGATAAAATGAACCTAGATAATAAAAAGAGAATAACAAAAGATATTGTTGTTTATGAAAATTTTATTGATGCAGACACTGCTGCCAAACTTGTAAAGGTTTTAGATAAGCATGCAGAACTCGGATTGATTGCATGGATGCCTATATCTTTCTATGAGTCTTACTCTTCAGTGTTGCCACAAGACAATGATGAGCATGTAGAAAATGAAGGATTGCCAAGTGACATATTCTCAAAAATGAAACAAGGCATTATTGATGCCGTTGCAAGTGTTCATGATCTTGACCCAAAAGTAATTTCTCAAATTGGATATCATACACAAAAGTGGGAGCCAGGAGCATATGCAAGAAAACATTCTGATAACACAGATGAGCACGGTCACTCTGGTGCTTTTACAAGAAGCAGATATGCAGCCTTTTTATATTTAAACGATGACTTTGAAGGTGGAATGTTGCAGTTCCCAGATCAAGAAATAAGCCTTCAACCTAAAGTTGGAATGCTTGCTGCATTTGACGGGGGATTTAACAATATGCACGAAGTAACTCTTATAACCAGTGGAGTAAGATACACTATTGGTTCTTTCTGGGACGACAGAGAAGAGTCAGACTATCCACAAGAATTGAGAGATGCCTGGGCTGCAGAAATGAAAGCCACTAGAGCACAGCAAGAAATTGAAAGAGCAGAATGGCAAGAGTTGCTAAAGCAAGGATGGAAACTTGATTCTGATGGAAACAAATACAAGGTTGAGGATTTGTAAATGGACGTATTTTTAAAGAAAGAGTTTGACGATGCTGGATATAATACTGAGGTTTTTCATGAGCAAGTTTTGTTTGTAAAAGATTTTTTGCAAGCAGAAGAACTAGAAACTATTTTAGAAATAATTGAGACAACTCCAAACGAAGACTGGTCAATAGAGTATACAAAAAATCTTGCCCGATTCTGTATGGAAAAATTTGGCAGAGATGATGTAGAGAATCTTGTTGCAGAAGGAAAGTTTGAAATCACTCAGGGATGGGAAGACAAGAACCTAAACATTACAACTAAGGAAATAAGCACAACGCTTCAGGGTAGACTAGGAAAACTACTACAACTAGCAGATCCATCGTTAGAACTTGCTGGATTTGGGACACTCCAGAGAATGCAGGCTGGAGTTCAATTGAAGGCTCATACAGACCAACACACAGACCCATCTATTAGATATGCTGCTATACTGTATATTAATGATGACTACAAGGATGGAACTTTATTCTTTAAGAATAAAGAAAATTCAGACTTAAGACCAACACCAGGCACATTGCTTATTTTCCCAGGAAACGAAGAATATGAGCATGGAGTAAGGTTTGTAGGAGAAGGACCCATAAGATATGTTACCGTAGGATTTATGAAAGTAACAGGATTTTATGAAAACAATAAATTCTAAGGAGATATAAAATGGACAGAGAAATACTTGAAGAAAAAGTTTACTATTACACAGATGTAATTGAAGACCCAAAAAGACTTGTTGCTGCGATTGAAGATGACAATCAAGACCCTTGGGGGGAATGGATGGCTTGTAGTGGACAAGAGTATGTTTATGGAACAGATAAGAATATATCTCAAGCAGATCCCTTAGATGAAAAAAACAATTATATTTATTTAACATTGCAAAAGGCTTTTGATGACGTAGCAAGAGACTATGCACAAGCCCAAGGAATAACAGACGAACCTAAACTATTTCCAATGTATCCAATTAAAAAGTATATGGCTGGAACATTTATGGGAGCACATTTTGATCAGCAAGAAGGAGACGAAAGACTTAAGGTTTCTTTTGTTATGTATCTTAATGATGATTACGAAGGTGGAGAACTATCCTTTACTATTGCCTCACCAGGAGGAATTTTAAAAGAAGCAAGACCTCCATCAGACTTTGCAGAAGCAGAAAAAGGATTAAACTATACTTTTGCTATTAAGCCAAAAGCAGGAAGCATTATTGTTTTCCCTCCATCTCCTCCGTATCATCACACTGCACACTTAGTAAAGAGTGGCGAAAAGATTATGGTACCTCAGCACTGGATTCACTAATATTGAAAACAGCAATTGTTACTGGAGCAAGCAAAGGTGTTGGTTACGCAACTGTAAAACTTTTATCTGAAAATGGATATAAAGTAATTGCTGTTTCAAGAGACCTGTCAAAGGTATCAGAACTGGCTTCTGAAAATGTCGAGGTATATAAACTAGACATTACAAATTCAGAAGAAATTAAAAAATTCTATCAAGAGTACAAAGACATAACCTTAGACCTTTTAGTAAACAATGCTGGTGGAGGATCAGGTCCAACTAATATAATTAATGAGACTATGGATAATTTTAGAAGGGCTTACGATATAAACGTATCTGGCCCTATGTATCTTTCACAACTTTTTGTACCATGTATGAAAAAGTCAGAGTCTGCTACCATAATATTTATTAGTTCACTTGGTGGAAAATATCCATATAGATCTGGTGGAAATTACACAAACGCTAAAAGAGGAATGATGGCCCTTGTTGATACAATGAGGTTAGAGTTTCCAGAGTATGGAATTAAAGTTACTGAAATTTGTCCAGGTACAATTGATACACAAATAGAAAAAAGAGAGATTGCTATAACTGCTGAAGACATGGCTGAATCTATAAGGTGGGTAGCAAGTTTGCCCAAGCATGTAAACATTAATCATATAGAGATAAATCATATACTTAGTGGTAAATG